GATCATTAGCAAATCCCGCTAATGATGAAAGTAACCAAGAGAGGTTGTTTTAAAATGACGGAACTCGCTACCACTGTTGCTCCTACTAATAGTGCTGTTTCTAAGATGCAGACTCTTAGTAGTGGAGTTGGAATCTTTTCCACTTTTACCGCTGAGTCGGTTGAGGAAAAGAAGAAGATTTTTGCTGCGATTTCTGATGCTATGGATATTCGCGATCACCTCAACGAGCCTATTGCACTGGCTAATGTCGTTGCTCAGGCTGTTTCAATTGCTGATACTAATACTGGTGAAGTAATTGACACTGTTCGCGTTATTCTCGTTTCTAGTGACGGGGATGCTTACGCTGCTATTAGTGACGGCCTTCTCGGTTCTCTTAGGGACTTGTTCGGTATTCTTGGTGAGCCAGCTACTTGGAGTGAGCCAGTGCCGATTATTGTTAAGGAGGAAATGTCGAATAAGTCGCGACGTTTCTTCAAGATCGTGCTTGCCTAGACCATAACTAGGTAAGTATGTGGTTAATCGCTCACTAGCCATAGTATGATTAACCAGTGGCCCTAGGTAAGTTATGAGATTACCTAGGGCCACACCTATCTCTAAGGAATGAAATATGATGTGTAATAACCACATTTTGTCTCAATGGTATCCTTATTCTCGTAATGAGAAGTGGCGTAATTGTTTGCGTGTTGGTTGTCTTTATAAGGAAATCGTTCAGGTTAAGTCATGAATAATGAAGAAAAGAGATTAAATCGCGCTATCTCTCAGGCTAAATCTAAGGCTAAGCGTAAGCTAAATGATATTAAGGCGCGCGAGGGCTTTTCTGATTCAATTATTAAGCATCTTGATCCTACGATTAACAAATATGTTCCTCATATGGATACATCGTCTAAGCGTGAGTTTCTTAATGAATTAAGGCGATTTAACTCTGTTAAGACTGATTTTTATAAAGATTCTGCTGGATTGCCTATTACCAGTGCTCAGTGGAAAGATTATAAGGAAGTAGAGTCAAGAGTTAATTCTTTCATTGAGTCTGATATTAATAAGTATGCAGATAGGCAAATGCCTATTGGTGAACTAACAGTTGGGCAACATAATGAAATCTTGCGTGGAAAACCGGGCGTCCTACCTGCTAATCCTTCTGGCTCAGGAATGTTTATTTATGAGCGTAAAGCGAATGAAGTTAATGTTTCATCGCTAGCGTCTCTTATGAATAGTTTAGAGCGTAAGTTAGATAAGAACTATAAGCGTGATAAGGGAGTTGAGGGTAGGGACCAATTTGAGAAAATGATTGGTGCTACTGGTGATCGTTCTCTAATTCAAACTGCCCGTAACTTGACTGATGAACAATGGTGGGTTTTGTGGAATTATACGGATTTTGCGAGACAAGTTTCACTTGAATATGTGATTATGCGCGATGGAATGGTTAAACCTTCTGATAATAATATCGTGAACACTACAAGTGAAATGATTAATAGACATGTTGAATGGGCTAGCCAAATCTAGGGAGCTGTTCGTTGGTGACTTTGAAACTACCACGGACCCTAATGACTGTAGAGTTTGGTTTTGGGCTATGTGTTCCGTTGAGACGGAAGAAATAGATTTTGGCTTAGATATTGATTCATTTATGGATTATCTTAAGCAACGTAATACTTATACTTGGTTCCATAATCTAGCGTTTGATGGGTCATTTATTATTGATTGGCTTTTGCGTAATGGGTGGACGTGGGTTAAAGAGCACCCTAAAGATTATGAATTTACCACTCTTATTAGCGCAATGGGTAAGTTTTATTCTGTTCAAATTGTGTGGGATAAGAAACATAAAACAGAGTTTAGGGATTCTCTTAAAAAGATTCCTATGTCAGTTTCTTCTATTAGTGGCTCATTTGGATTGGCTGCTACTAAGGGTAGTATTGATTATAATAAACCGCGTCCTAAGGGTTATCAACCGGATCAAAATGAAATTGAGTATATTTGTAATGACGTTTTGATTGTAGCACAAGCACTAAAGCATCAACTGAAAGAAGGGTTGACAGCTTTAACTGTTGGCTCAGATGCTCTAAGAGAATATAAGTTGCTTACAGGTAAAGATCATTTTGAACGATTATTTCCCGTTCTTCCTAAACATACGGATGATAATATTAGGTTAGCGTATAGGGGTGGTTTTACTTATGCCGATCCTAGGTTTAGTAAGAGAGTTTTGGGTAAGGGAAAAGTTTTTGACGTCAATAGCCTTTATCCTTCTGTTATGTATGATCGTCCTCTGCCTTATGGAATGCCTATATGGCAATCTGGTAAACCTAAGGAGGTTGCGGGATACCCTCTCTATATTACTAGTGTTACTATTACTGCTAAACTTAAAAATCATAGAATTCCATGTATCCAAATTAAGGGATACAATATTTTTTCTTCTACAGAATATCAACGTGAAATTAGTGAACCTGTTACGTTGGTTTGCACATCGGTAGATTGGGCACTTTGGAATGAACAATATGATATTGAAGTGTTGTCATATAATGGAACTTGGTACTTCCATAGCGCAATTGGATTATTTGCTAAATATATTTCTAAGTGGTCTAAAATCAAAGAGCAGTCTACTGGTGGACTTCGTACTATCGCTAAGCTTCAATTAAATTCTTTGTATGGCAAGTTTGCCACCAACCCAAATGTTACACCTAAAATTCCTATTATGGAAGATAATAAAGTAAGGTTGGTGCTAGGTGATGATGAAACACGCGACCCTGTATATACTGCTATGGGTGCTTTCATTACTGCTTATGCTAGAGATTTTACTATTCGTAATGCGCAAAAACACTATTTTAGATTTGCTTATGCCGACACTGACTCTCTGCATCTTATTGGTAGTGATGATGTTCAGCTAGATGTTCATCCCACTAGGTTAGGCGCATGGAAGCATGAATATGATTTTGATGAGGCATTCTTTATGCGTGCTAAAGCGTATACGGAGCGCCATACAAATGGTGAATTAGAGACGCATATTGCTGGATTACCTATTGATGCGGCAAAGCAAGTAACATTTGAAGATTATAAAACGGGTAGAGTTTTTGGTGGTAAACTATCGCCTAAGCGCGTGCCTGGTGGTATAGTTCTAGAAGATGTTGGATTTACTCTAGTAAAAGTTGATGAACCATTCTTAGATGAAATGTTGAGTGAATCGGATACTCCATAGATCGGGAGGCTTGAACTATTTAAGTGTTAATGTAGCGGATCACTTAGGCTGGAACCCTACCGCACATTATTTCCCGTTTAGTACCGTGGCATTTAGATAATTCAATTACCTCCCTAATTAGGTCGGCCCCGCTATAGCGTTCCCTCTCTACTAACTGCTAGAATGAGGTTATGAACGCTAAGTAATAGCGGGGTCGACCGCTTATTTAAAGGAACTAAAATGGCGAGATTTCACGATTTAGTTAGAGAATATAACTCTGCTGATGATGAAAATAGGAATCCAACTATTTTCGACGATTTGACTTCTGAATATGAAAGTGTATTAGAAGGGTTCAGTGCAAATACTGCCGCCAAAGATCAAGCAATTGCTGAACGTGAGGCTGAAATTCAACGGCTTAAGTCACGCAATTACGAACTTTTGGAGCAAGTAAGTTCGCAAGATGAGCCATTCAATAAAACTGAATCTAATTCGGAAGAAGATAATGGACCCTCAATTGACAAACTTTTTGTTAGAAAAGGTTAGGTAAATAATAATGGCTGATGTTTATCAGTTGCGTCCCGATCTTCCGAATAGTGAGATTATTGACGCAGTACGAAATGCTGCTAGTACCGATTATCAGTTGCGTATTCCCGCTGCTGATAAGGCTGGTATTTCGCAAACTGTTGAAGCTCTAATGGACCCGAATAATCGGCGTTGGCGCAATGAGTTTGTAGATGTGCTAGTTAACCGTATTGGTATGACTATTCTTCGTAATAACTCATGGAGTAACCCTCTTGCTGCATTTAAGCGCGGGCTACTTGAATTCGGTTCTACTATTGAAGAAATTCAGGTCGGACTTCTCAAGGCACATAATTACTCGCCTGATCGTGATTATATGGAAGAAACTCTCTTTGGTCGAGAGTTGCCAGAAGTTCAGGCTAACTTCCATACGGTTAACCGTCAGGACTTCTATAAGGTCACAGTTAATGAGGCAATGCTTAAGCGTGCATTCCTTGAGACTAGTGGCCTTATGAATTTCTGTAACCAATTGATGGAAGCTCCTACTACTTCCGATCAGTGGGATGAATTCCTTCTTATGTCGTCTCTCTTTAGGGAGTACGAATCTAACGGAGGATTCTATAAGGTTAATGTTCCTAACGTTTCTGATTACGGTTCTGATGCCGCTGATGCTAAGTTGGCTCTCCGTAAGATGCGTGCAATGGCAGACAACCTTAAGTTCCTAAGCACTAAGTATAATGCAGCGCATATGCCGTCGTTTGCTAAGCCAGAAGATATTCTGATGTTTAGTACGCCTGAGTTTATGGCTGCTATTGATGTTGAGGCATTGAGTGCTGCGTTTAACATTAGTCGCGCCGAGGCTTATGGTCGGTTTATTCCGATTCCTAAGGAACACTTTGGTATTACGGATTGTCAGGCAATCCTTACTACTAAGGAATTCTTTGTTATGGCAGACTCTAAGTTTGAGTCTACTTCTCAGAATAATGCGGCATCACTTCACCAGAACTATTTCTTGCATCACTGGGAGATTATTTCCTGTAGCCGTTTTGCTCCTGCTGTGATGTTTACTACTGGTGCAGATGATGAGGTTATTATGATTCATAACACGCCTAGTGGTATCACTATTGCTGCGGTACCGGATTGGACAGGGACTACGCCTACTGGAATCGTTCACGGCGGTATCGTTGGTTTCTCTGCTGTAGTTGCTCCTAGCAATGCCGATCAGGGTGTTGTTTGGTCTATTAGCGGTCAGACTAGCTCTGGTACTTATATCAGTCAGGATGGTGTGGTCCATTGCGGTTATGATGAGACTGCTACCACTTTGACTGTTACTGCTGCTACTACGGATATTAATCCTGATACTCCGTACACCGCTCCTGTTACGCAGACGTTCTCACTTACCGTTAGTGATGCGCCTGTTGTTCAGTGGCCTAACAGCACTGGTACTATTACCGCTATTAAGGTTGATGGTTCTGCAGTTCCGTCATTCGCACCGGGTACGCATACTTATGCAATTACCCTTCCGGCAACCGATGAAAACGGTAACCCGACTGTTGTTGATGAAAACAGTGTTGAGGTTGATTCCGTTGGCCCGGTTGATGTTAATGTCACAGTTAGCGGACCCGTTGGTAGTCCGCCGGTTTACACCATCACTATTGCAACTGAAAATAGTGAAGGTGCGGCCATTGTTACCTACACTGTCACCGCAACTGTAGGTTAATACCAACATTCAGTAATATGGTGGGGGAGAGGCTTAGCCGAGTTCCCCTCTCCCCCACCATTCTACTATTAAGGATAATCGAATGACAATGCATGATAATACTGCGGAAATGAATATCATTGATATTTCTTCCAGACAGTCTCGTATCTCCCTTCGTGGCTTGCCAAACCTTAATGGTGCAATTGTTAAGGCAACCGAAGGTCGAGGATACAAATCTGGTCTTTATAAGAATCAGTATACGCAAGCAAAGTCTCTTGATCTCTGCCGTGGTTCCTATCATTTTGCGGGTGATTCGGTTGATAAGCATCTTTATGAACCCTCTGTTGAGTGGGAGAAGTTTTACTCTATTGCTCGTAACAATGTTCGTGACGGCATTCTAGTTCTTGATTTTGAGCCATATGGATATGGTACGAGTATTGCTGAAGAACTTAATTGGGTGCGTCAGTGGATGGAGCTTGCACACGGTACTACTGGTGTGTGGCCCATTCTTTATCTAGATTATTCTCACATTATGATGTGGCATAATTATAGCCCTGTAATGGCACAAGAGATTGCAAAGAATTGTGGTTTGTGGGTTGCTGGTGGTCCCCACTATAACACTGCATATCGTGGTTTTGATAAGACTCTCACCTTCCCATTCCAAGTTCCTACTTACTGGAATATTGTAGGATGGCAATATAGTTCGCATGGCATCCTTAATGGATATCAGCCACTTGATTTTAATCAGTTTTATATTACTTCTGAGCAGTGGACTAAGTACGCTCACGGCGATAATAAAGTTACGGTGGTTCCCCCAAAAGCGGTAACGCATCATAAGCCTATCATTAAGAGTAGGAAAGTTTATTATCGTATTGAACCTGGCGACTCCCTTATCAGGATTGGCGCTAAGTTTAATGTTCCGTGGCAATCTATTGCTATGTTGAATCGGCTTAAGCCTCCCTATGTTATCTATGCTGGTCACACGTTGAGGGTCAAGTAATGACTCATACTATTGACACTATTCCTGACCGCCCGTCAATGGGTAATGACTTTGGTCAACAGTTTAATTATGATGTGTGGGGTCCAGACACTGTAGCAACCCTATGTAATGTTCCCTGGAATTCTGACTATAGGGACATTATATCATTTGCCGATCAAGCTGCATTAGATAATTACTTGGATACTCATAGTATCGGTGGCGGATTTGTTATTAACAAAATGACATATGCGCGCGCTGGTAATCCTGTTAGACTTAATCTACCTTTTAATATTGTTTACCAGTATAATTATATTCGGGTATATAATCCTGCTCAACCCGTTCAAGCACGATATACAGATGGTGCTGGAACCGTTCACACAGTGAATGACATTCCTAAAACTTTCTACTACTTCGTTACCAACGTTCGATATCTTGCGCCTAACACTACTGAACTTGAAGTTACACTAGATGTGTGGCAGACGTTTGGTAGACAGGTCACATTTGGTAACTGCTATATTCAGCAAGGTCACATTGGTATTGCTCAAGAAAATCAGGAACATAAATATTGGAAAGAGTATTTTACGATTCCTGAATCTCATGATCTTGGTAGCGATTATGTAATTGCTGATGCAATTGAAGCACCAATTATTGGTTCTGATATTGCTCAAAATAGCACTGGACATTTAGAGTACGGTCCCACTGCTGGCGGATTTGGTGTATTTATTGTTAGTACAACCTCATTAATTGCTCCTGGCACTGGTTATGGAACAGTTGATGACCCTATTCTCACTACTGCTACGGGTTCAGATTCAGAAGCAATTCCTAATGGTTGTGAAATTATTTACGTAGATAGTGTAGCTGCATTTCTAGATGTAATGCACTATTTGTCTAATTACCCGTGGGTAGCGCAAGGAATTATTTCGGTTACTGGTGTACCATCTAGTATGTACGATACTAGTGGTCTTAGTAATTTTAAACTCAATAATGGTGATACTGCATCGCCCACTGTATATGGTGGGTCAATACCGCTAGGTCAAATGAATATTACCCGAGAAGATGCAAACTCACTTATTAACACGAGTGATTTTATGAGTAACTTTCCTTCTCGATATTCTTTACTTACCAAGTTTTGCACCTACCCATATACAGTAGTTGAAGTTACTACCTATACAGGTAGTCCACTTATTTTTAAACCTGAACTATTTGATGATATTGCAGATGAAACTGATACCCATTATGGATCACTTTCGTTTAGCGCATATATGCATGGCGCTCCGCCTAATCCACAATTAACTATTGTTCCTACTCGTTATGCATTTGATGGCCCCGACACTAAACCCACTAACATGTCTTATAGGCAATGGGATGCTATGAGTGAATATTTAGATATGGCACTAATTGTATCTAATTTTCCTCAATTCTCTGTTGTAACTAATTCATACCTTGAATTTATGGCACAAAATGCGCACCGTATTCCATGGAGTTATAATGACGCTAGGTGGACGCAGCAAAGGGCATTGGCAGGTAATCAAAATGATGCCAATGTTGCTACTATGGGTATTGCTAATATCGGTGCTCAGAACACTATTGCTAATAGTCAACGGACTGCACAAACTAATCTCCAGAATCAAATGAAGGCAGTTAGTGCGCTCGCTAATGCTGTAGGTAGCGGTGTTCAGGGTCTAGAGTCTGGTGGCCTTCCCGGTGCTGTAGGAGGTCTCGCTGCAGGTGCTGCTGCTGGTACAGCGGGTACTATGATTGAAAATCACTTCCGTAACGCTGCTACCGATATAGCTAATTCTTATTCAAGTGCGTCTGCATATGCTAATCAAGACTATGCTGGTCAAGCGCGTGACGCTAATCAGGCTTACGCTAATTTTGCTGCTAATGGTGATTATGAGAATGCGATTGCTGGAATTCAGGCTCGCGTTCAGGATATGAAACTGTTACAACCATCTGTTGTGGGGCAGTCTGGTGGAGAGATTGCTGTTACTCAGTTGAATGGTCTTGTGCTTACGGCTAAGGTTAAGATTCCTCAACTTGCTAACGTGATCGCTATTGGTGAGTATTGGCTTCGTTATGGTTACGCTATTAACCGTTTTGGTCGGATGCCTTCTAACTATATGGTGATGGATAAGTTTACTTATTGGAAGTTGAAGGAAACGTATATTACAGCTTCTACGGTTCCTGAAATGTTTAAGCAGGCTATTCGCGGAATTTTTGAAAAAGGCGTAACAGTTTGGGCCAATCCTGACGATATCGGTAATCTTGATATCGCGGATAATGAACCATTGACAGGAATTACACTATGAGCCGCAGGCGTAATGAAAATAGTTATATTGATCGCCTGTACGGTGATTTTAATAGCAACCCAAATAAGAACCGTAAAGCACTCTATGAAGAAATGTATGTTAGGGTACTTACAGAAATTTGCACAAACCGGTTTAATTGGAGTGGCTTACCGGACGAAATTGATACACGCTTCCTTGAACTAACACTATTCCGTTACGCACTATGCGTATTCTTTCACGATCAAGAATACGAACGGTATTTTGCGCTACGTGGTTCAGGTATGGGCCAATGGAATATGTATGATAACCCAGTGCGTTTTAACGTAGTGGGTAATCAAATGATTAGTCGTCAACTCTCACCCGGTAAAGATGTTCTTGGTAATGATGGTACTATCATGTACCAAAAGTGTGTACCTATTTGGGCCAACACTTTGAGAGTTCCTGATTGGGACATTGTATATCTTCAAGCTACCAAACTTGCTGATATTGAGCGCACTATTGAAATCACTCTACAGATGATGCGTAAACCTTATCTAGTTGCGGTTGAGGATAGTGAGCGACTTAGTTTCTTGAATGTGCTTAGGCAGGTTCAGGAAGGACAAATCGCCGTATTCGGTTCATCAATGTTGGGTCAATCTATTGATGAAAAAATTAAGATGTTTGATATGAAGATTGATCGTGAACTTGTTCTTAATCTACAGATTGCAAAATCTAAGATTTGGAATGAAACAATGACACTACTTGGTATTAACAATGCTAATCAGGAAAAGCGTGAGCGTCTAGTTGCTGATGAGGTGTCGGCTAATGATTCACAGATTATGGCAGTACGTAATTCGGCTTTGTCTCAACGTGAGTATGCTTGTGATTGGATTGAAAAAGTCTTTGGTATCAAGCCTGTAGTTGAATGGAACGAAACCGCACCTATGGGCGAAACTGATTCGTTTGCTAATTACGTTGATCCTACACAAACGGGTAGGATGGAAGGTATGAGTGATGGTGTATAATGGGTCTATTTACAATTAGTGTTCAAGAACTATTAGATCAAGACTTTTTCTTTGGATTGGGTCCGCTTGATTACCCCATCTTTGATGAAGAATACCGCGATCAATTAAATGATAAAATCCTTGACCATTATAGAGATTATGAAATTGGTCAAGAGACCGAAGAAAAGTTTAGATTTTATTTGAATCGCCGCATGAATGAACAAATGCCACTTTTTAATCAGTTTTATTTGAGTACGCGGATTGAATTTGATCCGCTTCAAACGATGAAGTATACAGACTTTACTAACACTACGGATAGTAGAACACGTAGTGGAACAAAAACTGATAACGGATCGAAAACTAGTAACGGAACTAATAGTAATACTGGTACAGGTACTAGCACTAGCGGGTCGCGCAATGTGCTTAGCGATACTCCACAGGTACAATTGTCAGGTAATGAAGATTATGCGTCTAGTGCAAATGACGCAAACTCTACAGCTACCACTAATCAAACTAGTTCAGGAACTAATTCTGACACCATAACCAGCACCGATACAGTGAATAGTTCTGATACCGATACTGCTAATGCAAGTATTGAGCGCAGTCTTAATGGGCAACAAGGATTACCCGCTGCTGATTTACTTATGCGTTATCGTGCAACTTTCTTAAACATTGATATGATGGTTATTGCTAGCCTTCAAGATTTGTTTATGCAAGTGTGGGATAATGGTGATGAATTTTCAACAACAGATAGGACAAGTGGATATGGATTCCCTGGAATTGGATGGTTCGGGATTATTTAATCTCCCGCTAGCATCTGTAACACCATTCTCATATCGAGATAATATCTCATATTTGCAGAAGCTTGAATATCTTGCCAAGTGGATGCGAAATAGTATTAGTATTGTTGAGCAGAATATTAGTACCGTTCAGCAAAATGATGGTAATGCTATTACATCATTGATTGCACAATTGAATAGTGTTCTAAATCATTTTGTGTCTGAATGGGATGCTACGCTACAGGGATTGCAAGATAGTGCTACGGTTCTTGATCCTGTTAATGGTGTCCGTAATGAACCACTCAATCGAGCACTAGGGAATATGTATGACAACTTGCGATACTACGCTTACTTTGCGGATCAGCTAGATGCATTCCAATATACGGCGGCAGAGTGGGATGCGATGCAATATACCGCCCGACACTTTGATCTTGCGCTTGCATACTCTCCCACAACTACGCAAGCAACAGATATTGTACCGTCAACCGTTACACCTAATTAAAGGAAATAAATATGTCTGCATCTAGTGGCACGCCTAATTTCAATCTACCGCAATTTAGCCCTACAGATAAGCCGAGTTGGGGTGGCGATTTTAATAACGCAATGCTGAAAATTGATACTGCAATGCAGGTACTTACGCAAGAAAATGGTACCCTTACCGCTTCTATTAACCTTCTAACTGAGCGTTTGAATCTTGCTAATACTCAGTTGCGTGCGCTTGGTCAGGCTGGTGTCTAATGGGATATAGTTCAAGTACCCCACATCTTGCACTTCCTCAATGGCAGGATAATGATAAGCCGTCATTTCGTGGCGATATCAATGCTGCTTTTGGAATTCTAGATGAGGCACTGGGTAATAAGGCAGACAAGTCTACTATTGACTTTTACGTTAAAGATTATGGGGCTGTAGCAGATGGCACTACTAATGATGGTGCTCATATTCAAGCTGCAATTGATGCTGCTTTTGCTGTAGGTGGCGGTAACGTTCATTTGGTGCGTGGTGCTACTTGTGCTTTTGATGGTGAAATTAATATTAAGACCGGCGTTACACTTATTGGGTCTAAATTCGGTCAGACAATCACCAATTACGATCTTAAAGCACTTAGTCACACTTCTACTATTCTGGTAGGTGGATGGGCTAATTCATATTCACCTGGCGGATTGCAAAATGTTAGTATTGATGGTAATGAGTTCGGACCGCTTGCCTCAAATACTGCACTTGTGCAGCTAGAGTGTGTAGACATTGAGTTTAATGACATTCTAATTCGCAACGCTGCTGGTGCTGGTCTTTATTTCAATGCTGCACAAAATCAAGTCTATATCAATTTGCATGTTGATAACTGTGCAAGGGGTATCGTATTTGATAATGGTTCAGGTGGCATTCTTTTCTTGCGTGCTGAAATTTCAAATAATGGTATCGGCATTCAGTTTATTGATACGCCTGATATGGCAAATGGCTACCCGTTCGGCTCTGCTAACATCACCTTTGTTAATAGCATTGTAGAGTGGTATGCGAATTCAACTAATCCGCTAATCACTTGTCTAGATATGCAATGTGGTTCAGTTATTAAGTTCATGAATTGTGGATTTAGTAACAATGTTCCTACTACTCCTACCAGTGCTAACGCGCTTTGTAAGATTAGTAATGTGCCGTTTCCGAGTATTTCTACTAACGTAGAATTTAGTTCCTGTAACTGGAATGGTGCAGCACTAGATGTACCACTCAGGGTAATTGGTAGTCAAATTGTTGAGGTTAATGGTCTGACTTACACTGATAACCAGACACCACAACTTGCAACTCCATCAATGAGTGTGCCTACTATTACAAATAGTGTGGGTGCATGGGGTGCTGGTAATAAGTCTGTTCAGGTAACAGCTGTAAACAGTAGTGGAGAAACTACTGCATCAACTGCTATTCCATTTACTACAGCATTGAATGATAGGGTTGCTCTCCATTGTAGTGCGGTCCCTGGTGCAGCATCCTATAACTTCTATATCCAAGATGGTGCTACCACATATGTGGTTAACAGTGTGAGTAATAGTATTACGCTCAATTCTGAACCCACAACAACAGGTGTAGTTCCTACTACTAATACTGCTGCTAGCCCACAGTATTTCTATCTACAAGATAGTGGTATTGCTGGACAAGTTTCACTTAACTTTGCATCAATTATTACAGTGGGTCTGGTAGTTCTCATTGGTGCAGTTAATGGTGGAAATACTGCTAACTGCTATCGTCAGTTTAGGGGATTGCAACAGCATGTAAGTAATGACGGTAGTGACTGGCCTATTGAGGGTAAGCACATTACTGATACTGGTATTCGCTGGTATATTGATGGTAATGGTGGCCTACACTGGAATAGCGGTGTAGATTACGCAAACCTTGCTAGCATCATTTACGATTTGGCAAACGATCAGGTTGTTTATAGTGGAACTAAACACCTTATGTCAAATCCGCTTACATTGGGTAATGGTCTTACCGTTGATTCTGGTGGCATTACTGTTGATTCGGGTGGTATTACTGTCGATGCTGGTGCAGTTGATGCCGAAGGTGGACTAAAGTCTAATGGTGCACGAACTAAGGCTATTAGTGCTCCTATCTTTCCATCAGGTGCTGTAACTATTGATGTGTCTCAAAATGAAATCTTCTATTTCTCAGTTTCGGGCGGATCATCTGTTACGACACTAACTATTAATGGCGAGGTTGAGGGTAGTTGCCTTACTATTATGGTTGTTTCTGACGGTAATGCACAAACGTGGAATTGGCCCGCTAATTTCTTTTGGCCTACTTCTACACCGCCTCAACCTACTGCTGGTCCTGCTGGTGCATATGTTCGGAGCTATGAGTTTATCTATGATTCCGCATCTGCACATTGGTTCCCGGTTAGCATTTCGTAATGACGTGGGATGCAACGGCATATGATGTAACAATCCATGCCTTAGGCGTGGTTGAAGCATCAATGGATTATGGTGCAAGTGCTCCCGGTATCATATCAATTGGATTACTACAGTGGTATGGTACTAGAGCCGCTGAACTCTTGTTTGAAATTCAAAGTGGCGACCCCACCGATTTCGCAAGTTGTCCCGCATCACTTGTTACTGATATGTCGTTGCATCCCGCTACGGATCACTGGTGGAATGGTAAATCACTTTTAACGGGAGAAGAAAGTGGACTTAAAACCATGCTTCGACTTCCTAATGTGCAAACAATTCAACTTAACAAGGCAAAGACAGATGTTGATGATTACTTATCGGTTGCGGCCGCTGGTGGTATGGATAAAGATGCCAATACAAAGGCTGTTGAGTTTTTCTGTAACATGTATAACCAGAGTCCAGTGGCGGCTAATAGGGTTTTATCTAGTGCTGGACCGGATTCAAGCTTAGATAGGTTACTTTCATATTGCCTTAATGATTCAACACTTGGTCAATACGCATCGCGCTATCATCAAGCATATACAATTATTAACGCTAATGACGCCGGATTAGTAAATGTAAGTGGTAGTAGCACTGGTGGATCAGCGGGTGACCCTGGTGGAATTACCAGACCAACTACAAATTCTAAATATATTCAAAAAGTCGATAGCGGTCTTTGGCTTTATAATAAAGATGGTAGTATTCAAAAGTTTTATAAAAGTTCTGGTGATACATGGGTAGCGGCTACTAATAATGCTATTGGAGTTCCTCCTGTTTCTAGTGGGTCAGGTTCGCCTCCCCCATCTGGTGCGGCGGCTACCATTGTGGCATATGAAAATAGCCTCTTAGGAACTATTCCATATAGTCAAGGACCCGGTAGATTAGATTTTACTAAGTCAGGTTATACTGACTGTTCAGGATTACAGTATCGAGTATTTCTTAATAAGGCTGGTATAGATATTGGTACCGTTACTGGTGAGCAAATTCACCATGGCAATTTAATTAGCACTAACCCTACTGATATTAGAGTAGGTAATGGTTTAGTTGCTGGCGATCTTATTCTCTATCGTTGGTCACCATCTAGTCCTAACACATATGACCACGTAGCATTGTATGATGGAGCAGGAAATACTATTGGTACTACGGGTAATAGCGGTGAAGATCCTGGCCCTAATAAACAAGCTGTTAATATCAATGTAGATTATGCTATTAGTGGTGGCGGCTCTGTAATGGCTAGACGCTACCTATGATTCATGGTAAAATTGAGCATGGCTACTAAACTAGACTACTACGATTTTAATGCGCTATTATCACGCAATGGCGTATATAATTTCTGTGTTGGTGATCGTGGTCTAGGTAAAACATACGGTGCAAAGAAGTTTGCTATTAAAGATTTTCTTAAGAATGAAAATCAGTTTATTTATTTGCGTCGTTATGATACTGAGCTTAAAGGTGCTAAAGCAGCACTATTTAATGACCTACATGAAGAATTCCCTGGATATGAATTTATGTCTCAGGGTGATTTACTTAAAATTCGTCCTGTTGCAAAAGATGATAAGCCATATAAGTGGAAGATTTGTGGCTACGCAATTCCACTTTCAAAAGCGCAACAGAAGAAATCTATCTCTTATCATAATGTAAAAACAATTATTTTTGATGAGTTTATTATCGAACGTGGTAGAGTTCTTTATCTTCAAGATGAAGCAAAAGTATTTAATGATTTCTTTTCTACCGTTGATCGTTACAAAGATAAAACGCGCGTCTTTTTCCTTGCTAATGCTATCAGCATTATGAATCCATATTTTCTGGAATATAATATTGAACCAAAGCCAGATGTAGAATGGATTCGTAAAGGTAACGGATTTATTGTAGCACACTTTCCTAATTCTAATAGTTTTAGAAAAGCGGTTTATAATACTAGGTTCGGCCAGTTTATTGAAAAGACTGAATACGCACAATATGCTGTAGAATCTAATTTTGCTGATAATAAAAATGTGATGC